TGTACGTACCATTGCAATGCCTGAAGTTCTAGTTGAAGCATCTATACTATGTCCAGATTTACCTGTAAATGTAGACCCTGCTCCTAAAACTACTCCAAAGTTCTGCGAACCAAACAAGTCTCCTGCAGTAACAGATGCATCTGCCTGTACTTCAAAAACTTGATTGGGGTCATCACACACTATTCCAAATGCATCAGTAGTTGATGTACCTGAAGGAAAGTATGATTTAAATTTTTGTTCGCCATTCTCAACATATCTGCAACCCATGAATACACCCTGTACTATTTCATTAGTATCAGTAACAGTTTGCAAATTACCTGCATTTATTCTTACTAAATCACCAGTAAAAATATTTGCTGCGTAACCTGAAGCTATAGGATATTCATTAGTTCCAATCGCATTGGGGTTATTACCACGTTTACGAGATGGTGAGAAGCCAAACGGTGCTGCGCTTGTAGTCATTCGTTTTTCTCCCTTAAATTAAAATTAACTACTAAGACAACAATACTAGATTAATCTTGAAATCTAGGAGTCTTGCCCTTAGTAACTTGACTTTTACTATTATTTCTAATAGGCATACGAGAATTATTCCCATTCATTAACTGTTGATTAACTGCATCAACCATTTCTGAACTTTGATTCTCATAATATTTTTGTCGATTCTCTGCTTTTTGTAATGGCATTTTTGCTAATGCTAAGTCTCCACGACAGACTGCACCAGTATACCGACCTTCATCTCTCACGAAAGATGTATGTTGAATTTCAGGAACTTCATTAACAGATACAAATTGCCAACCTTCTTGTATGCGTTTGCCAACATTTGTGTAATCGTCTTTACCACGAAGATTTATACGAATCCAACGAAGAGCCATGCCCTCGTTTTTAAAACGATTATGAACAGCTTCAGGTATATCGAGCATATTAGGCTCTCTAAATTCCATGTCCTGTTCTCTGTTATTGAGGTCACGACTTTCAATATTACGTGATTTAGCCATTGTACTTGTTCGTGTCATTTTAATTTCCCCACACTATTTATTGTAAACTGTAGTATAATCACCCTCAGATTTTTCAACCTTGAGTTTTTCTGCAGCGTATTGTTCAAGAGGTATTCCCCATTTTTCAGCAAGTCTCATATCTTCTTTTGATAATTTAACTTTCTTACCTTTAGACGAGGATGAAGGAGTGCGTGATGCTCCCCCGACTACTTGAGCAGGAGATGTCGTTTCCTGCTGACGATTGTCAACTTCAAACCTTTCGGGATATTGTTGACGAAGCCTGTTATTTATTTCACTATAAAAATCTTCTTCAGAAGGGTCATAACCCTCTCCTTTTAATGTTTGGTCTATCTCTAATGCTAACGTAGTCATTATTTGGTCTTTACCAAACCAAGGATTTTTACCTGCCCAATCCAATGCAAGTTTATCATACTTAACACTTGGTTGAGTTTGTGCAGTAGGCTTAACTGTTTCTTTTACTTCAGGAACTACAGGTTTTTGAGAATCATACTGTTGCTTTGCAATCTTTAAAGCATTAGCATCATTCTGAGCATTACTTAAATTTTCCTGTGCATTTACAATTAAAGCAGAGTCACCTGACTCTATTGCCTGTTTGTAAACATCCTTTGCCATTTCAATACGACTTTTAATTTGCTCTTCAGTCGTTTCAAAATTTTTAGTAAAAGAAGTTTCTGCATCTTTTTGCTGAGACTTTAACTTCTCTTCTAGTTTAGCCTGTCTTGAAATAAGTTCTTCAATTTGTTCCTCTCGTTCTTTTTTCTGACGAACTAATTGTCTTATTCTTTTTTCTGCTCCTGAAGAATTTGCTTCAGGTTTTTTTTCAGGTATAACTTCTTCTGTTTCAGGTTTTGTTTCAATTTCAGGTTGTTGTGGTTTTTCTTCTACAACTTCTTCTTGTCCTTCTATTTCAAACTCTACCTTATCTTCTTCTTTGTTTTGCGATTGTGAAGTATCAATCGTAGACCACTCATTGTCGGGTGTCATGTATTTCTCCATAGTTTGCGAAACTAAGTTTACGCATATTTTTTATTATATATTAATTTAATTTACTTTGCAAGGGCAAGTACTAAATTAATTTGTTAAGTTATATGTAGGGTCTAAATCTTTAGGATTATCTACTACCATAGAAATTTGGTCATCATATAACAAAATTAGTTTTACTCCTTTGTAAAAAAACTTTTGACCTGAATGTTTACCATAACATACATACTCTCCTTCTTTACACCAAGGACCATTAGGAAATTTATCTTGGTCTATATAGGCATCTGCACCTACAACCAAAACTTTACCTACTGTAGTTAAGTAAGATATATCATTTTGTACAGAGTCAGGTAAGTATAACCCACCTTTTGTTTTTTCTTTTACGGATATAGGTCTTACAAGAATGTGGAATCCCGGAATATGAGGTAGTACTGCAGGGTCTTCTGCATGTTCCTCAGTTATCCACTTGTCATTCTTAGTAGCTCCACCCATACTTGGTTGTTGCATTAGTCATCCTCTTCATCTAATATTTTTTTAGTTAAGCTTTTAATCTCTGCCTTTGCCCATTCAATACCTGCAATGCGACCTACGCAGTTCATATATGTACTATAATCGGAAGCTGACCCGTTTGCAAGAGAATTTTTTATTATATGTATTTCTTTTTCTAATGCTTTACTTATTTCGTCTGATAGCATTTATTTTCTTTCTTTTTTAGCATCTTCTAACATTTTAATTAATACATCGGAAGTTTTTATAGTTTCTGCACTTTGAATATCATCACCTTGCTTTATCATTTCAACAAGCATTTTAACTGCATTCATTGCCTGTTGTGTATTTCTGTCCTTATCTTTTTCTTCTGCTTTAAGTAAACCTTCTGCTCCTACTTTATAAGCATCAAGGGCAATCTTCTGTTCTTTTAAGTCAAGGTCTCTATTCTTTAATGCACCTTCAGAAGCTTCCTTTGCAAGTTGTGCCTGTATCTTTTCTTTTTCTATTGCAAGTCTTTGACCTTCTATCTGTACCATTTGTTGTTCAGGACTTCCACCTTGTTGAGCCTGTGCCTGATTTGCCATCATTACTTGTTGAGCAGCCTTTGCCATTATCTGCTCTACAACTTTAGGGTCTTGTATACTAGGGTCTCCCTGTGGCATCTGTGCCATCATTGACCTTGTAACTCCATTAACCTGTTCTTCATATTTCATTACAATATGTTCCTGAATATTTGCCTGAAGTATTGGACTTACTCTTTGCATAAGAGGATTACCACCATTAGCAGGGTCTTGTAGAAACATACTCTTTATTTGAATATGTGCATCATGGTTTTGTCCTGTAAATGCCTTAATAGGTAAACCCTTAGTTGCTGCTTCAATATCTGTAACAGGGTCAAGTGGCATTGGTTTAGGTTTCTCTGGTAATATGTTTTCTAGATTAGGAATATTTGCTGCTTGAAGAACAGTTCTATTTAACTCTTCCATATTAAACATACCCGGAGGTGCATTCTGTGCTAACTGCATTGCCATGTTTGTCATCATTAACCTATGTGCAGATGACGGAATGTTAGGGTCACTTACAGGAATAATGTCAATTCTCTTATCAAAATCCATTCTAAATACTTCTGAAGATTCACCCGGTACATCATATGGATACCTTTGAGGTAAACTTTCTGAATCTATTCGTGCAAGTATTTTAAACTCTTCTTTTTGTGCCTTATGTAGTCTCTTATGTATTGCAGAAAAGAATTTACTTGAAGCTTCTAGTAGTGCCATAGTTGTACCTACAGGACCATAATTAGAGCCTTCACTTATTATCTGCTCTGTACTATCTGCAAACTTCTGACCTGCACCTGCAACAAACTGCATCATTTCAAATAAAGTTCTAGAAGGTTCTTTGTATGGAAACATTACAATAGATTTATTTAAATCCATACCTGTGGCTTCTACTTCCTTAAACTCTCCCGGTGCAATAGGGTCATTATCTCCTACTACCTTTACACCTTTTGCCTTAAAGCCACCTTGTAAGTTTGCAAACTGACCTGCATCAATTAAACTTCTCATTGCTGCAGTTGCAGACATTGTAAGGTTACCTAAGAAATGTATAAGACCTAATCCATAAAAACCAAATCCCGGTACAAATCTGTAATGAGTAAAAAACATTTTCTTTTGTTTTGTTTTGTCATTTTCATTCCAGTTTCTTCTAATAGATAATACCTTCTGTGACTGCTCTTCTATAGTTACAATATAAGGACAGGCAGTATCATAGTCTTCTATTTCTAGATAACAGTGTTGTTCTAGTAGTGTATATTGAGGGTCGCTTTCAGTAGAAGGAGTTAATCCTAATACTGTGTCCATTTTTTCTGCCATTGCAGATTGCTTTGGTAATTCAGGGTCTGGTAAATCTATATCTGCATACATACCTGCATTTATCTGTCTTGCAAGTTCTATAGGACTTCTATAAAGAATATGAGTATACCTATCTGCCCTTCTTAAATCAGTTGCATAGTAGGATACATAGAACTGGTCAATAGGAACAAATTCACTAACAGGTCTATCTAGTGAATCATCATAGTATATCTTTTTAATTGCAGACCCTAGGAGTGGCAAGTGAAACAACATTCTTTCTGTTTCATCAAAATACTCAGGCATTTGTTCTGATACCTGATAGTTCATAAAGTTCTGAACTCTGTTTGCCTGTTTCTGCCTAGACTCTGTAATGTTTCCTAGTATCTGTACTTTAACTGGTCCTTTTGACGGAAATAATTCTCCACTTGCTTTACTCTGAAACTTAACTGCTGATTCAATAAGTAATGGATGTACTGCAGTTGCTGCACCCTCAAAAGGTTCTGTAGTGTCTTCAAGCTTTAATCCAAGTAAGTCAAACCCTCTCTCAAACATTGACTCCCATTCTGACCTAGAAGATTTGTCTGCATCATATTTTTCTATTACATTTGTGGCAATGTCCTGTAAATCTTCTTCATCCATTTGTTCTGCAAGGTTTTCATAAAAAGTTCCCTCTTCTTCCTCTTCAGACTCTAATGACATATCAGAACCAAACTCAACTTCTAACTCACCTGTTTCAGGGTCAAGCTCAAAGTTTACATTATCTGACCTATTTTCTTTTTCTAGGTCTAGCTTTATTATGTTGTCTTTCATCTTCTCTTCGCTTGGGTTCTTCTCTACTGCCATACTCTTCCCTCATTAATTTTCTTCTAAATTTTAAAAATTCACTATCGATTAATTTTGCATTACCTATCTTTACAGGTAATTTATCACACTTACAAAAACCACCATATTTTTTTGCACCACATTGTTTACAATACGTAACAGGACTATATCTGAATATGTCCATTATACTGTTATACTCTCCAATATGCAACTCTTTTGTCTTTTTTGCTTCCTGCATCTTCCCATGAAGGGTCTTCAGGATGTGTTAAATTCCAGCTATCTTTCATGTAATGTACTGCCATACTTAAACAGTCTACTTGGTCATCATGTGAGCCATTAGGAAATGACATACACTCTGAAAATAAATCGTCTGCCCATATTTTATTTTTAGGCAACCATACTCTACCTGCTTCCATCATAGGTGTAGATGCATACACTCTGGCAACTTTATCTTTATCAGGTAGGTAGTCTAATACAGGCAGTCCTGCTCTACGCATATCCTGTATGAGTGACTGACCTGAAGCCTTCTTTTCTATAATACATACGTCAGGTCTAAAATCTCTATATAAATCTTGGGCAATACGTCTAAGTTCAGGATACTCATATCTACCTCTGGTATTACCCAGCAATATTAAATGAGATGAATGACCATCATCCTCATCATAGTCATGGAATATTCCCCATGTTTGTATGACACTAAAGTCTGCAGTCCTACTTGTACTAAAGGCAGTATCATATGTCTGTATTATAAACTCACACTCAGGAGGGTCTTCATACTCCCACCACTGTATATACTTCTTTTTAATAATACCACCATCATCAGGTGAAGGGTCTTGCATATATAATGAGTTCCAATACCTTGCACCATTACTTGCTCGTATTTCCTGCTCGTCTATTCGTAGTATCTCGTCAGACTTCCACTCAGGAAAGTATGAACCACCTACAGGTAAGTCTAGTAACTCTGCTGCTTCCTCATTTAACCATGCAGGAATACTAATTACTTCCCAAGGATAGGTATTCTGCTCTGCAGTCTTTTCCTGTTTTAGTAACCAACCACATAAGTCATCATAGTGATACCTTGTATTAATAATAATAATTGACCCATTAGGCATAAGTCTAGTTCGCAAACCTGCAGGATACCATTCCTTAATATATTTTCTACCTGTTTGGCTAAATGAATCTTCTTCTGACATTACGTCATCAAGTAGTGCAATGTTTGCACCTCTACCTGCAACCTGACTTCTTACACCTGCTGCGTAGTATGAACCATTCTTATTTGTTTTCCATTTACCTGCTGCCTTAACATCACTACGTAATGCTACACCTTTAAATATTCTTTGAAACTTTTCTGTGTTAACTATATCTCTTACAGTTCTACCAAAGTCAGAAGCAAGTTGGTCACTATGAGACACTGACATTATTTCATGGTTAGCAAAAATACCTATGTACCACGCAGGAAATAGTTTACTACATATTAAAGACTTGGAAGAACGAGGTGGTAGAAATACCATAAGTCTTTTTATATCACCATCTACCACACCCTGTAGTTTTCTACATAGTAACTTTATATGACTACCCATTTTAAAGTCAGATACAAGTGTAGGAGCAAATACTTTTACAAAAGTAAGAAAGTCTTCTTTAGCTCTTAGGTTAGTATATGTATCTAAATTAATTTTAAAGTCTAAATAGTTTTCTAAATTAACTGCAGTTTCCATTATATTTTTATTTTACTACCTTCTTCATCCATATCCAAACACTTATATGACTTTGGAAAATATTCAGGTATATATGAAGGCATTTCTTTTGCAATAACATAAGCTCTTGCTAAACATTTATCATGTGTTGTATGTGGACTATATAAATCTTTTAATGTTATACACTCATTAGGACTGTTCATTAAACAAGCTAATACAAATAGTTCGTACATTATTCTTTCCTTATATTTAATTACAAAATAATTATAGCACTATTGCATAAAATAAGAAAGTGTGTTATTTTATTATTTAGACACCGGGGGAAATAGTAGTACCCAATCCTTATTGTAATTATATATTACTTTATTCTCAAAACAATAAATATTTATATTGACTTAATAGAGCCGCAGCTTGTTAGGCATGGTTAGT